CAAAACCTTATTCCTGAGAAAGATGATACCTTCGTCAAGTTTGGTAACTTTGGTGATATTCGGAAAATTATTGAGTCCCGTCTTTTCTATCCTACTTTCATCACTGGACTTTCTGGCAACGGCAAAACGTTTGGTGTGGAGCAAGCTTGTGCTCAACTGAAGCGTGAGTTGATTCGTGTAAACATTACGATTGAGACTGATGAGGATGACCTGGTGGGTGGTTTTAGGCTTGTTGATGGGAATACTGCATGGCACAACGGTCCCGTCATCGAAGCACTGGAGCGAGGAGCAGTCCTTCTCCTGGACGAAATCGACCTGGCTTCCAATAAAATCCTCTGCCTTCAGTCCATTCTAGAGGGCAAGGGCGTCTTCCTTAAGAAAATCGGTCGCTGGGTCAAGCCTGCTGCTGGTTTCACTGTGATTGCTACTGCCAACACTAAGGGTAAGGGTAGTGACGACGGTCGCTTCATTGGCACCAACGTCCTGAATGAAGCATTCCTTGAGCGATTCCCTGTCACCTTCGAGCAGGAGTATCCCACTCCCAAGACTGAGCAGAAGATTCTTGAGGGCGTTGCTAAGACCCTGAATGTCGATGACACAAACTTCTGCAAGCGTCTGACTGACTGGGCAGACATCATCCGTAAGACCTTCTATGATGGTGGTATTGAGGAAATCATTTCCACCCGCCGTCTTGTCCACATCATCCGTGCCTACAGCATCTTCGGTGACAAGGCAAAAGCAATCCAAGTCTGCGTCAACCGTTTTGACGACGAAACCAAGCAAGCATTCATTGAGCTCTATGACAAGGTGGATGCTGACTTTGACATTACTGCCACTGGGGAGCAGATTCCTGTTGACCAGGAAGTCCCTTTCTGATATAATTGGGGGAGGTAAAAATCTGCCTCCCCTTATGAGTGATTCAAATTTTACTTTTAATATGACTAACATGATTCCAAGTTCTCCTGCAACACCTTGGAAGTATAATGAAGAAGAAATCGTCAAGGAGCTTCTTGAATACATCCGCAATACCTACAATCAGCACTACTCTGCTGGAGACCAGCAAATTCAAACGCTTGACCTGATTGAAGCGTGTGGTGATGGTGAGGCATTCTGTCGCAGCAATATTCTCAAGTATGCTTCCCGATATGATAAGAAAGGAAGTGCCCGTCGTGATATCATGAAGATTCTGCACTATGCAGTCCTCCTCATGAATTTCAACGACAAAAACGCCGTCCGTGAAACCTACAACCAATGAAGATTCAAGAAAAGACTATGAAACTCTCTGACAACACTCTGACCATCCTCAAGAATTTCGCGGGCATCAACAACTCTATTCTTGTGAAGGAAGGCACTAAACTCCGCACCATTTCTGTTGCTAAAAACATTCTGGCAGAAGCAGATATCAAAGAAGAGTTTCCTCGTGACTTTGCTATCTATGACCTCAACCAGTTTCTGAATGGTCTGAGTCTTCATGCCGACCCTGACCTTGACTTCAAAGAAGACTCTTATCTCAGCATCCGTGAAGGTAAGCGTCGTGTGAAGTATTTCTTTGCTGACCCTAACGTCATTATTGCTCCTCCCGAGAAAGAAATCAATCTGCCTTCTCAAGATGTTTGCTTTCAACTGGATAGTGCATCTCTGGAGAAACTGGTAAAAGCAGCAGCAGTCTATCAACTGCCCGACCTGTCTGCTGTTGGTGAAGCAGGTGTCATCAAACTGGTGGTCCGCGACAAGAAGAATGATACTTCTAACGAGTATGCCATTGTCGTTGGTGAGACCGACCAAGAGTTTACTTTCAACTTCAAGGTAGAAAACATCAAGATTATTCCTGGTGCCTATGATGTTGTTGTCTCCTCCAAACTGCTCTCTCAGTTTACCAACACCAAATACAACCTTACTTACTACATCGCTCTGGAACCTGATTCCACTTTCGGTTGATGAGACACATTCTCTTTACCCTTAAGGGTTGTCCTTTCGGACTTTTGGATGATGAGGCACACATTCGCAATGTCCTTGTGAATGCTGCTGCCCTCGCAGAGAGCACTCTCCTTGGGATTCAATCCCACAAGTTTGACCCTCAAGGAGTTACTGCTGTTGCACTGCTTGCCGAGTCTCATATCAGTATTCACACTTGGCCAGAGAATGGTATGGCGGTATGTGATGTGTTTACCTGTGGCGATCACACAAACCCAAGATCTGGTGCAACCTATATGTATGAGGCACTTGATGCCCGCGACATTGTTTCTAATGAATTTGTGAGACCTTTAGAATGAAAGATTGGGATGAAGTATTCGGCAGTTTGTCGGATGGTGAGAAAAACAAGATTGCTCTCCTTCGAATGATTGAATGTAGCAATGGAGTTATTCAACACGCTTACAGAGACAAGCAGATTTATGCTCTCTCTACTTATTCAACTCGGAAGGCAATGAAGTTTTCTATGGGATGCATGAAGACTATGAGCATCCCTCTTAAAGTTAATACGATTACCTTTGAGGAAGAAACTACTAAGATTCTTAGAGAAGTCCGTGAGTTGTATGTTAGTGGTTTCAAGAATGGAAACGACGAAGATATGCAAGAGTTTCTCCGAGCATCAAAGGCAAACCTGAATGCTGTCGGTCCCAAACGAATTCTTGAAGCAAAACAAATTGTCAGTGATGAGGTTGACGACATCCCTGCAGTCGCGTTAGACTGGGGACTGCAATACATCTTTGGTTTTGCTGGTTGGTCACAATGAAACTGATTCCTAAAACTGATTCTCGGTATTTTACTGAGACCTCTAAAGACCCATATATCCGTCACCGATACAAGTTGGTGGATACTAATGATGACTTTGTAATTTTTGACAACTGGGAAGATACTCATCAAATGTGGTGGAATACTCCTGCCCAGTTTTTGTCCCATATTGAAGTTCTTGATGGATGATTAGGCAACTATTTCCTGTAGACTTTTTTGTTAAGGTTAAACCACCAAACTTTGAAGAAATACTTTCTAAAGTCACTGCACTAGATTCTAAAACAACTCAAGAAGAAAAGTGGAGTGCAAATTGCACAGTAAAAACTGTTCGATTAGATCAAAGTGAATGGGTGCCTATCTTGACACCTGGAGTTAAGGAATTTTTCAGAGAAATTTGCTGGCAGGGAGATATTACAATCTCTCGACCCTGGATTAATTTTTACAATCGTGGTTGTTTTCAGGAAGTCCATCACCATACTAATTGTGATTTTGCTTCAGTTTTATTTTTAAATTCTGGAGAAGATTATGCAAGATTTTATTTTCAAAATAGAATGTGTGGATACATTCCGCCATTGATTAAAAGACTTGCAGATATTGGAGATTTCTGGTATCCTGATATTGAGCCTGGAGATATGTTGTTTTTCCCTTCATATCTTCTTCATGGTGTTAGTCCTCACCATAGTGATGAGATAAGGAAAACCTTGTCCTTTAATATTGAATGTATTGATTATGAGTGATTTTATTTGGGTTGAGAAATATCGCCCGAAGACTATTGATGAATGTATTCTCCCTGACTCTGCCAAGCAGATGTTTAAGGAGTTTCTAAACAAAGGTGAAATCCCGAATATGCTGCTGGCGGGACCTCCTGGTATTGGTAAGACCACAGTGGCAAAAGCACTATGCAATGAGTTGGGAGCAGATGTCTATGTCATCAACGGGTCCGATGAAGGACGATTCTTGGATACTGTCCGAAACAATGCGAAAAACTTCGCTTCGACCGTCTCACTTACTTCGGATTCTAAACACAAGGTCATCATCATTGATGAGGCAGATAACACATCCAACGACGTACAACTCCTCCTACGGGCGTTTATTGAGGAGTTTGCTGGTAACTGCCGCTTCATCTTCACCTGCAACTACAAAAACAAAATCCTTGAGCCCCTCCACTCCCGATGTGCAGTCGTTGACTTCTCTATCAAAGGTAAGGAGCGTCAGTCCATTGCAGCACAATTCTTCAAGCGTCTCCAAGAAATCTTGGTTGCAGAAGGTGTTGAATCTGATAACAAGGTCCTGGTAGAGCTTGTCAACAAGCACTTCCCTGATTGGCGTCGTGTTTTGAATGAGTGTCAGCGTTATTCTGTCAGTGGAAAGATTGACGCTGGTATTCTTGCTACTTTCTCCGATGTTGCTGTAAATGACCTCATCAAAAACCTCAAAGAAAAGAACTTTCCCGAAGTTCGGAAATGGGTGGTATCTAACATGGACAATGATACTACTGTACTTATGCGGCGTATTTACGATGCTTGTTATAGCGCCCTTGAAAACAATAGTGTTCCTGCTGCTGTGCTCGTGCTTGCTAAGTATCAGTATCAGTCGGCATTCGTAGCAGACCAGGAAATAAATATGCTTGCCTGCTTGACCGAAATTATGGTGGAGTGTAACTTCAAATGAAAAACAAAAGTCATCAAGTTAAGTCCAGAATGTATTATTACTTCTGGGGAGTCTGCACAGTGGCAGTGGTATTCGGTCAACTCTATGTTGGTGCTGGATATCGTGTTATGGCAGAAAGCTTAAACCGACTTACTTATACACTTGTAGGAGAATTGGATGGGACTTCTCAATATCGATAAAACCAAACTGGTAGAACCAAAAGTGAAGACCACTCCAGAGAATGTCAAGGAAGCAAATCTGGCACTATTCCGTGCTAAAATGACTATACCTGCTGCTGCAAAACATTGCGGCATGACTGAGAAGGAAATGAAACTTACCTTCCATGAATATTTGAAGTATCACCCTAAAGATTATGAAGTCCCTGAAAACACCGTTACGCTACCCAGGGGGTAAGTCCCGTGCTTGCACCAAGATGGACCAATACTTCCCTGACCTCAGGGAGTATGGTGAGTTTCGTGAGCCATTTCTTGGTGGTGGTAGTGTTGCCATTCACGTCACTAAAAAGTATCCAGACCTGAATATCTGGGTCAATGATTTGTATGAGCCTCTTGTCAACTTCTGGCAGCAACTCCAGATGTTTGGTCGTGAGATGAGAGATGAATTGCTGCAACTGAAATATCGTCATGTCGAACCTACCAGTGCTAAAAACTTATTCCTTGACGCCAAGAAGTATCTTG